TTTTGCTTGAGTATTCCCTGACAAACAGAAAAAGTTTTGGGAACAAGTTTTTCTTGGATTTCAGGGAAAAAATCACTTGTTCCAACGTAAAAGCGGCTTTTCGTATTTTGCTTGAGTATTCCCTGACAAACAGAAAAAGTTTTGGGAACAAGTTTTTCTTGGATTTCAGGGAAAAAATCACTTGTTCCAACGTAAAAGCGGCTTTTCGTATTTTGCTTGAGTATTCCCTGACGGTCACGTGACAAACAGAAAAAGTTTTGGGAACAAGTTTTTCTTGGATTTTTGGGAAAAATTCACTTGTTCCAACGTCAGTGCGGCTTTTCGTATTTTGCTTGAGTATTCCTTGACAAACAGAAAAAGTTTTGGGAACAAGTTTTTCTTGGATTCCACGGAAAAAATCACTTGTTCCAACTTCCGTGCGGCTTTTCGTATTTTGCTCGAGTATTCCCTGACAAATCACGTGACAAACAGGAAAAGTTTTGGGAAAACACTGTTTTGTGTGTTTGACGTACCGGATTTCCTAAAGTTTGTGAAAACATTGTTTCTTTGTGTGACACACCGGATTTCCTAAAGTTTGTGAAAACATTGTTTCTTTGTGTGACACACTGGATTTCCTAAAGTTTGTGAAAACATTGTTTCTTTGTGTGACACACCGGATTTCAGAGCAAAAAGTGTAAACGTTTTGCAACATTTCCAGAGCAAAAAAGTGTAAACGTTTTGCAACATTTCCAGAGAAAAAAGTGCAAAAAAGTGTAAACGTTTTGCAACATTTCCAGAGCAAAAAGTGTAAACGATTTGCAACATTTCCAGAGCAAAAAGTGTAAACGTTTTGCAATATTTCCAGAGCAAAAAAAAGTGCAAAAAAGTGTAAAGTTTTGCAACATTTCCAGAGCAAAAAGTGTAAAGTTTTGCAACATTTCCAGAGCAAAAAGTGTAAAGTTTTGCAACATTTCCAGAGCAAAAAGTGTAAACGTTTTGCAACATTTCCTTAGCAAAAAAGTGTAAACGTTTTGCTTCAAGTTTCCAACGTTTTCCTCGCCGTTTGCTACGCGTTATCGTTGTTGTCATGACAATTTCTGTGGCTATTTTCCGTAGTGATGACAATTTCTGTAGCTATTTTCCGTAGTCATGACAATTTCTGTGGCTATTTTCCGTAGTCATGACAATTTCTGTGGCTATTTCCCGTTGTCATGACAATTTTTGTTGGGTTTTTGCATTGTCATGACGATTTCGATCCACAACTGCGTATAAAATGGTCCGCATTTTCGCTACCATACTCATAACCATGCCTGCTCCAGTCATTTCTACTCCGCCAGCTGCTTTTATGGCTTCGACTGCTTTAGCTCCTTTTTCGGCTGGAGCCATGATGTCGACGACGACGTTTTCATCGTTGACATCTTGCGATTGCTGTCCTTATTTAAATTCTTTGGGTGAGTTTACTGTTGTTTTGCTGCTATGTTGAACTTTTACTTATCTGTGTGTATCTGTGTGTATGTGTGTGTGTGTAGGGTTTTCGCGATTTCGTTCCCCTTTTTTCAAGTATTTCATGTCGGTGGACAATCGAGCGAAAACCATCGACTCGTCCGCCGCCTCGTGTGGCTTCTATCAATCACATTCTGCTTACGTAGTTTTTAATTGCTTGAAATGTCTCAAATCCCAATTGCAATGTCTCTATATATTTCCCTATAAATCGACGCCCATCTTTTTTAAAGTCTGCAACTGCGGCATGACGGGAATTTCGACGCAGATTGTAGGTGAAATGTTTATGATGGAATCATTCGGTGCCATGTTGCAAGCCACCGTGAAAGACATTTGGATCCAGAAATTATGTATTTACTGTGGCAACGTTGACTCTCATTCGTCGAGTTGTATTTTTTACCAACACGTGCCAGGTAAAAAGTCTCGCTCGACGTGCGTCGTTTGTTTCGAAGCCGCCACCATTCTTTTTCCCTGCAAACATGTCGTTTGTTGTCCCAATTGTGCTCTAAATGTCGACCACTGTCCGCTCTGTCGCCAACCTGCTGATTATTTTAAAATTTTAACTTTTTAGCCTATCCGATGCAGATGAATCATCCGGCGTGGGCCAAATTTGAATTGCGCTTCATCTCTTATAACAGAGATCCCAATTATTTGCATTTAGCTTCTAAAGGCTTTTTTCGTCACGCTTCGTGCAACGAAAACGTTTGCTTTGTCTGCAACTCTATCGATGAACACGCCCTTTTTTGTCCTCTGCACGACCAACGTACGCGAATCTCGGTGAATGACGCCACTCTTTGCGACGAATGTCCCAACACTGCAGACACCGTTCTCCTACCGTGCGGATGTTCGTTTCTCTGCGCCACCTGCGCTTGTCAGTACGGCATCTGCCCTCGCTGCAATACCAATATTACCGCTTTTGTTACGGTTTTTTTGAACGATGAATGAAAATTTTTTTTCTCAATAAACGAGTTGCATCATGAATACTATTTACTGCTTTTCTCTCGATAAAATGTTTGCTTCTTTTTTTAATAATGTCGCTACAGCCATTAACAGTCTAACTAATAAAGATTTTGAGTACTTTTGGAAACGCGGTCTCTATCGCCTAGTTCCTCTCACCAAGGGAGGCTTTGGAGCCATTTACGAATTAGAAATCAACGGTCACAAGGTGGTAGACCGCAAACAAGCTGATGTCATCGTCAAAATGAACAATAACGGTTTCAAACAATCGGCTCTTTTGTTTGAAGGCGTTTGGTTGCTCGACTTTGATTTGGCTGAAATTTATTTTTGCCCATTCATTTCCTATTTGAACAAAATGAAAGTCTGTCCTTTTCTCTGCAACTACATCAGTGCCAACATTGTCGACAAAGATTACGTTCTCTTCATAGAACGCTACTCGTATGAAGTCATGACTTTTTTACCGCATCTCACCGTCGACTACGTCATTCAATTTCTTTTCCAGTTAACCTATTCTTTTTACATTATCAAGCAATATTTGGGAATGGTACACTTTGATGTTCATTTACGTAACGTGATGGTGGCCAAATCGACGTCGTCATTTCTTTTGGCCGACGCCAATAAAAAACGAGGCATTTATCTGCCTCACATGGCATATGAAGCGAGGTTGATCGACTTTGGATTTTGCACCATGGATTTGCGACACAGTATCGATCCTCATTTGAGAGGCGATTTCCAGTGTGCGCCGCACAATTTCAGTCGAACACCAGCCATATCGGAACTCTTCAAGACAACTAGAGACACTCGCTCTAAACTGCTCACTGTAGAAATACAATATTTCTGTTTACATCTCTATCAGATTATCGCTCGTCAAGCACCTCAGCATCCCATTTTAAAAGCCATTCAACAATTTTGCGATTGCATGTACGACCAGGTGGTCGATTTGACTCAACCCGCTCTCCAACGCGATCGTTTCATTTTGCCGCAACACGACGTCGGTGTCGTCTGCGCGGCCATACGTAAACCCAGCGATCTCATTGTCGGGCTCGAACGCTATTGTCATTTGTACGGCAGTGTCATTTACGACAAGGAAAGCGATCTTCAAATATCGACGCCTTTCAAAAACACGACCGTTGTCAAGGAAAATGCCAAACTCGTTTTGAACGTCAACAAATTGCACGTCTATAAAAACTATCAAAATTTTATAAAAACATCCATACCGGATATTCGCTGGTTTGAATCCACTTTTACCGTCATAGAAAACACTTATGGTCACGTTTACAAATTTCCCATCAATTGTTGGGTCGATAAAATCTCTAGCGACCGTTCGCCTTACAACGCCATTTCCATCTTCAGAAAAGATGTACCCTACAATATTCGTAATGCTTATTTGACGCATCACGGTGCTCGCGTCACGTTTCACGTCAATCGGCGTACGGAAGACTTTTCAAACTCGTTTTACGCAGGTAAATTTCTCTTCATCAAAGGTACACTGTACGCTTGCGAACATTTGCCTCCGCTCATGTTTGGTCTTTCTGATGATTACTTTTGTATTTTCAGTTTCAAATCGGACAAGTGTAAATACGTCGAGAAAATTATCCAACTTCATCACCTCAACTATCTTATCGATGCTTCCAATGCGTGCGGTTTTCACTATCAAGGAGATCCTATTTACGGACACATGACCACGAAAAAACCTCTATTTTATATTTCGATTAATAATGAATAGAGTTTCATAAAAAAATTATTTCTATGAAACTGTTTTAGTCGGATTGTCTCATTACCATTAAATTAATTGTATATATCAATAAATGAATGAAACGGCTAAATTAGCTCTCTTTGTGGCTTTGGTTATGTTGGTATTATCTGGGGCTATTTACACTAGCGCCTACTTTAAAAAGACTGGTCCCGAAGGTCAAATGTTGAGTTTAGTTCCCGATCGGGTCGTCGTCACCGATCCCGTGACTGGTGCTCTCATTTCGTCGTCGGTGAAAACCAAAGAACTCGCCGAATGTTGCCCTCAAAAAATCATCAATGACACGACGGCTAGTTTGACCAACACGTTCAGCAGTAGTTTTACCGACAAGAATTTTCTGCGACGAACTAAATTGGAACCGGGCGCCATTTTAGTCGCCGATGCCGTCGGCAACGTTTCCAGTTCACAAATCGGTATTCCTTTCATCACGTCGTGTTGCGAAAGTATTAAAGCGTTAATCGACGACGTTCAGCCTAAATCCGATGGTCTTTACAGCAGTTTGAAAACGGATGCCACGTACGTTAAAAAACCGGAAACAAGTGTCACCCAACGACCAGTCACGTACAACGCCTATACTGGCGCACTGGAAATGGTGACATTGCCGGCCAATAGTATTTTATCGACCGATACCAACGGCGATATCGTTACCACACCCTACAGTTTGCCTTCGTGTTGCGATAAAATCAAGGACACGATCGTCGACTACACTACCACGTTCAGTTCCAATTATATTGATACCAATTACCAACGACGAGCTGTCGCCGGTTCTCAACATTTACTCATGATGGACGACTACGGAAATTTAGTCGACAGCGGACTGACGCCCACTATCGTCAATGCGTGCTGCGAAACGGCTCGCAACGCTTTGTCGCCGAGCAATATTATTGACGGCGGTGGCAACGCGTTGTACAGCGCTCCCAAGATAGACGCCACGTTTCAAAAGAAAACCACGGCTCCGGCTAACGCTCTCCTCATGCCCGATGCCAACGGCAATCTGGTTGACAGTGGATTGACGCCGGCGGCTATTCAAGCGTGTTGCACGCAAGCTGCCAACGCCGCTTCTGACTCGCTACTCAAATCAGATATCGTCGACACGTCCCTCTCGGCGACTAAATTGTATTCGTCTCTGAAAATTGACGACACGTTCCAGAAGAAAGCTATCGCTCCTGCCAATGCTATCGTCGTCGTCGACGCTAAAGGCGATCTCGTCGACAGCGGGTTCACTCCACAATTTCTTCAAAATTGTTGCGCTCAAGCCGCTACCGGTTCAGCCAATGGACTCATGAAATCAGATATCGTCGACACGTCCACGGCCACCGACAAATTGTATTCGTCCAGCAAAATCGATGCCACGTATACCAAAAAGACGACAGCGCCAGCCAACTCGCTACTCATGCCCGACGCCAACGGTAATCTGGTCGACAGCGGTCTCACGCCTTTGGCTATTACCACGTGTTGCACGGCCGCTATAACAGCCGCCAATGAATCGTTGAAAATTGTCGATATCGTCGACACGTCTACGGCTACCGATAAACTTTATAGTTCTTCGAAAATTGACATGACGTATCAAAAGAAAACCACCGCTCCAGCCAATGCTTTACTCATGCCCGACGCCAACGGTAATTTGGTGGACAGTGGACTGACGCCTAGTGCCATACAAGCGTGTTGCACGCAAGCCGTTGGCGCTGCTACCAATTCCTTATTGAAAACAGATATTGTCGACACATCGACATCTACCGATAAACTTTACAGTTCTTCCAAAATCGACATGACGTATCAAAAGAAAACGACAGCACCAGCCAATTCGCTTCTCATGCCCGATGCCAACGGCAATCTAGTGGACAGTGGCCTAACTCCTACCGCCATCCAAGCGTGCTGCACGCAAGCTGTTAATGCTGCTACCAATTCCTTATTGAAAACCGATATTGTCGACACGTCGACATCTACCGATAAACTCTACAGTTCTTCTAAAATAGATGCTACGTTTACCAAAAAGACGACGGCGCCAGCCAATGTGTTACTCATGCCAGATGCCAATGGTAATCTGGTCGACAGCGGCATTACGCCGGCTTTCATCAGTGCTTGTTGCCAAGAAACGGCTGACGCTAAAATTGGCGTTTCCAATGCTTTGATGAAAAGCGATATCGTCGACACTTCCACTTCGGCTACTAAACTCTATTCGTCAAGTAAAATCGATGCCACCTATCAAAAGAAAACGACCGCTCCAGCCAATTCGTTGCTCATGCCCGACGTCAATGGAAATTTAGTCGACAGTGGCCTCACTCCTACAGCCATCCAAGCGTGCTGCACGCAAGCTGTCGGTGCCGCCACCAATTCCTTACTGAAAACCGATATTGTTGATACATCGACATCTACTGACAAACTTTACAGTTCGTCCAAAATCGATGCTACGTATAGCAAAAAAACGACAGCGCCGGCCAACTCGCTTTTGATGCCTGACGCCAGCGGCAACCTAGTGGACAGCGGATTGACACCAGCCGGTATTCAAGCGTGTTGCACGCAAGCTGTCAATGCCGCCACCAATTCCTTATTGAAAACCGATATTATTGACACGTCGACATCTACCGATAAACTCTACAGTTCATCCAAAATCGATGCGACGTATCAAAAGAAAACCACGGCGCCGGCCAATACGTTACTCATGCCCGACTCTAACGGTAACTTGGTCGACAGCGGCATCACTCCGGCTTTCATTAGCGCCTGCTGCCAACAAACCACCAACGCTACTACCGCTGTGGCCAACGCTTTATTGAAAAGTGATATCGTCGACACGTCCACTTCGGCTACCAAACTTTATAGTTCTTCTAAAATCGATGCCACGTATCAAAAGAAAACCACGGCGCCAGCCAACGCAATCTTGGTTCCCGATGCCAACGGCAACCTAGTCGACAGTGGACTGACACCGACAGCCATCCAAGCGTGCTGCACGCAAGCTGTCAGTGCCGCCACCAATTCCCTACTTAAAACCGATATTGTCGACACGTCCACGGCCACTGACAAACTCTACAGTTCGGCTAAAATCGATGCGACGTATACCAAAAAGACGACAGCGCCAGCCAACTCGCTGCTCATGCCCGACGCCAACGGTAACCTAGTGGACAGTGGACTGACACCGACAGCCATCCAAGCTTGTTGCACGCAGGCAGTCAGTGCCTCTACCAATTCCTTATTGAAAACCGACATTGTCGATACGTCCACATCGACTACCAAACTTTATTCGTCGAGTAAAATCGATGCTACTTATGCCAAAAAGACGACCGCGCCAGCCAACTCGCTTTTGATGCCTGACGCCAGCGGCAATCTAGTGGACAGCGGGCTGACACCAGCCGGTATTCAAGCGTGTTGCACGCAAGCTGCCAGTGCTGCCGCTAATTCGCTTTTGAAAACAGATATCATCGACACGTCCACTTCCACGACGAAACTCTATTCGTCAAGCAAAATCGATGCCACGTATCAAAAGAAAACGACAGCTCCGGCTAATGCTTTGCTCATGCCCGATGCCAATGGTAATTTAGTCGACAGCGGCATCACGCCGGCATTCATTAGCGCCTGCTGCCAACAAACCAGCAACGCCACTACAGCTGTAGCCAATGCCTTATTAAAAAGTGATATCGTCGACACGACAACGTCCACTAGCAAACTTTATAGTTCTTCCAAAATCGATGCCACCTTTCAAAAAAAGACGACAGCGCCGGCCAACGCAATCTTGGTTCCCGATGCCAGCGGCAACCTAGTGGACAGCGGATTGACACCAGCCGGTATTCAAGCGTGTTGCACGCAAGCTGCCAGTGCTGCCACCAATTCCTTATTGAAAACCGATATTGTCGACACGTCCATTTCGGCTACTAAATTGTACAGTTCATCCAAAATCGATGCCACGTATCAAAAGAAAACGACAGCACCGGTCAATGCTTTGCTGATGCCCGACGCTAGCGGTAATTTAGTCGACAGCGGACTGACACCCACAGCCATCCAAGCGTGCTGCACGCAAGCTGTCAGTGCCGCCACCAATTCCCTATTGAAAACCGATATTGTCGACACGTCCACATCAGCGACGAAACTCTATTCGTCGAGCAAAATCGATGCCACCTATCAAAAGAAAACTACCGCGCCAGCCAATGCTTTGCTCATGCCTGACGCTAGCGGCAACCTAGTGGACAGCGGCTTAACACCGACGTTCATCAACGCGTGTTGCACACAAGCTTCCAACGCGTTGACGGCCAGCACAAACGCTCTAGTGAAAACGGATATCGTCGACACTTCGACATCGGCTACTAAATTGTACAGTTCAACCAAAATCGATGCCACCTATCAAAAGAAAACGACAGCTCCTGCTAATTCTATTCTCATGCCGGACGCTAGCGGAAATTTAGTCGACAGTGGCTTGACGAAAACATCTATCGAAGCGTGCTGCACGCAAGCCGCTAATGCCGCTACCAATTCCCTATTGAAAACCGATATCGTCGACACTTCGACATCGGCTACCAAACTCTATTCGTCGAGCAAAATCGATGCCACCTATCAAAAGAAAACCACCGCGCCAGCCAATGCTTTGCTCATGCCTGACGCCAACGGCAACCTAGTGGACAGCGGCTTGACACCGACGTTCATCAACGCGTGTTGCACGCAAGCTTCCAACGCTCTAGCTACAAGCAATAACTCTTTACTAAAAACCGATATTGTCGACACGTCCACATCCGCTACGAAACTGTATTCGTCTAGCAAAATAGATGCCACGTATCAAAAGAAAACTACGGCTCCCGCTAATGCTATTCTAACGCCAGACGCTAGCGGTAATCTAGTAGATAGTGGTTTGACGAAAACATCTATAGAGGCGTGTTGCGCTCAGGCCGCCAATGCCGCCACCAACTCTTTGTTGAAAACGGATATCGTCGACACGTCCACGTCAGCCACGAAATTGTATTCGTCCAGCAAGATCGATGCCACTTTCCAGAAAAAGACGACGGCTCCGGCCAAAGCTCTGCTGATGCCCGATGCTAGCGGTAATTTAGTCGACAGCGGTTTGACTCCCACGTTTATCAACGCGTGCTGCACGCAAGCTTCCAACGCTCTCGCTGCTAGCAATAATTCGTTGTTGAAAACGGATATCGTCGACACGTCCACTTCTGCCACGAAATTGTATTCGTCCAGCAAAATCGATGCGACCTATCAGAAAAAGACGACGGCGCCGGCTAACGCTCTGCTGATGCCCGATGCTAGCGGTAATTTAGTCGACAGCGGCTTGACTCCCACATTTATCAACGCGTGCTGCACGCAAGCTTCCAATGCTCTCGCCGCCACCAACAACGTCCTCTTGAAATCCGATATTAAAGATTCCGGCTTATTGGGTGCTCCGTCTACCACTTCATTGTGGTCATCTAGTAAAATAGATTCGACTTTTCAAAAGAAATCGACGGCTCCGGCTAATACGTTGTTGATGTTGGATGCTAATGGTAATTTAGTGGGTGCCGGTTTCACTTCCGCTCAGCTTGAAACGTGCTGTTCGACTTCCAATCAAAGCGCGACTTCAACCAGTTTGTTGTATCTCCAGTACACCAACGTGTTTGCTTATTTTAATGCTGTAGCCAATACGTGGACTTTGGCGTCGTACTTTACCAAACGTTACGACACTACCGGCGGCTGGTATGCTAGTGGAAAATTTCAACCTAAAAAAGCCGGCGTGTGGTCGATTCGCGCGACTGCTTGGGCTCCTCGAACATTGGGCGGTAATCGTATTCATTTTTGTTTGGCTCAAAATGCGGCCATGAATCCCTTGTGGCAAGACGTCAATTCGTGGAATAATTCCACGCAAAGTAATTTGACAACATTTACGGCTAAAGTCGACGCTATTTTTGTTTTGAATGGATCCACCGATTACGTGTCGGCGTATTTTATGACCAATTCGTTGCCGCAGGATTTCGACGTTTTGGAAAATTGCAACATGTTTCAAGCCTACTATTTAGGTGGCGCTTAGATTCAAATCACTTTCTGAGAGATTCGAATCTTTATTCTATCGAAGGAAACGACGTCAATTCACTCGTGGTCAAACTTGTACTACTACTGCTACTGCCATTATTTCTGACTCGTTGAATGATTGTTCCCAGTAATCCGCCGATAATCATAGTGATTCCTACGTAGAGCAACCATTGGTATCTATCGGTAGTTTTAACAGCGGTAACGTCAACGGCGGCCAATTGAACGACTCCTTGCGGGTAAAACTGAAATTTACATCCGTCGCCGCTCTTGTAGAAAGTGATTTCGGGCACTTGTTTGGCGACGGTGCCACCCGTTTCCGTCAGACGAGCGTCGACGACGCGACACGATGACGATTTCAGGCACGCATCCATGGCTTGCCGAACGATAGTCGTCCTTGGAACGCTACCGTCCACATTACCGGTACAGGTGTCTCTGAACGGTCGCGTGTAATTGGACGATTTCATGTACGTTTTTCCTAGGGTAAAGTACAAGGCAAAAAACACGCCTCCGATGGCGATCATGAGAGGAAAAACGAAACGCAAAGCGTTGGACGTGACTCGCGCCGCGACCAGCACGGGCACGAGCACGAAAGCCAAAACGGCCGCCGCTAACCAGGCCAAATTGAAACCTTCCAATTTCGATTCGGCTTCCTGATTCAATCGTTGTTGCACGTCGTCGATGGCTTTCACGCCGAGCACGCTTTTCAGCGCGCACTTGTCGAATATTTCGCTCATCTGACTCAGAACGTTGTTGGTAATGTTGACGCTACCTTTGACGTTCTTGATGGTGATGCTTTGCACGTTGTTGGCGTTCAACACGCACGATTGACGGATAGCGTTGTTGATGGTCGTTTGGCTTTTCACGATAGATTCTGCCGTATTCTTGGCATCGTCAAAAGTAAAAAAATTCAATCCGCTCACCAACGATTTCGCCAATTGATCGAGTTGCACGCCGATTCTTTTTTGCGAATCGACATTACTGATGCTGTCCATCAATACCGTCATGTTGACTTTGGCCGTTTGCGTGATGGTGTTGCCGCTAATGTTGACATCGCCACCGCTACCGTCGACGCTGATGATTTGCGTGTTACTCGTACTAATGGTGCTCGTCTGTACCGTTTCAGCGGCTATTTTCGAATAGATATCTACGACTGCTTTAGCTACGTTAGTCGATTTAGCATTTCCCATTTATTATGCTTCTTTTACAACAAGGAAAATATTTTTTCTAATGTCAATGGATTCAAGAAATTTTCATAGTGATCCATGCACGTTTTCCAATTGTTCGGTCCGCATCCGGTGGCTTTGAATTGATCCGTCTTGTCCTGGCGCACGCGGTAACCGTACCACGCTCCGACTTTATCGGTTGACGCCGCGTCTTGATTGGCATCTTCCTTCCAGTGGCACTCGACGACGCAATCCGTTTCCTCGCCACGATACTCGCTGCACGGTGTGAATTCGACCAGAAAATAATTGGCGTCTGTATCGGGAGGCGTGTCGTTCAATTCGTCGTACTGCGCTCGAGCAATGAGGCACCAACATTTGCCGTCTTTGATGTAGAAATCGACCGTGTCGTTGGACTTTTTGTATTTGTACACGGGACTTTTGCCGTGAACTCGCGTTAAAATGAAGCCCTCATCGACGCTATCGTAATGATCTCGAATGTAATTGAACGGGTACGACGTAAAGACGCAATTGTTGAGAAATAGGATCTTGTTGTCGACCAATTTTTTCAGGGAATCGTGTCGTTTCGTGTAATCCACTCGAAAACTGTTGGTCTCAAACAGATAAATAACGTCGTCTTTGTTTTCGTCGCCTTTGATGTATTCGCCGTAGGCCACGAATTCCATGTGAGGAAACGTCGGCACTTGGCACACTCTCTTTTCGTTGATGTCGTACGCGTATCCGTCTCCGTTGATGGCCACCAGTTCTCCATCACGTTTCTTGGTCACGCCGTACAAACCGTGAATGGTCGGTACCGTAGCGGCAGTCAATGAGAAGGGTTTCTTGAAGAAGCGAAACAACATTGTGTGCAGTGTGTTCAGAGGATACTGTTAAACTTCCAACCTAGCGATTTAAAGATAGTTTTGCAAATTTTATCTGTCAATAGTTTTCTTTCATTGGATTTTATCAACATGAAATGATCAGCGTGAACGTTGATATTGTGATGCTTTAGTAGTAAAAATAAGATGTATTGTGTATTAAAATTTTTCTTATTCAATTCCTTGAAATTCTTCAACTCCATATTGATGATGTCAAATTCTTGCAAGAGCTGCTCTTCAATGAAGGAAATGTCGCACGGAGGTTGACCCGTAATCAAATGGTGAATCAACACGTAGTCGTCATAGTACTTACTGTAGCCTAAATTTTTCATAATCATACACACGTGACTGAGACTGATGGTCGTCAACCGATAGTCGCTCAAATGGTTACTAATATTTTCTAAAATAGTTGGAGGTATAGTGTTCTTTTGTTTACCCTGAAAACGTATCATGCAGTCGCGAAAATGTTGGTTTCGATCGTAAATGTATTTGGGATTGACGCGCGTCGTGTCCGTATTGCTCGACTGTATAAAGTAGACTTTCTCCGATTTGCACGTGTAGCAAATGTTGACTGTTTCGTCGAAAAAGTAGCCGAGAGTCGAACCGCAATACTGGCACGTGTTCGGATCGTCTTTTTGCTGATCGACCACTTTGACGTTGTAGTAGTACTTTTTGTAGCAATCAAAAATTTCCCAAAAATTTTTCACCACGTACGTTTTACGCGCGTGATGCTGCTGCTTGGTGCCGTCCTCTTTCTGGAAGAACGTGTTCACCGTCGGCATTTGCATCAGCTGCACGTACTCTTTGAGAATCGAACGAATTTCTACGAAATAGAAACGAATAAAATTAATATTTTTAATGGTGGTACGAATCTCGTCCAGATCGTCAATCAAGTGACTGCGAACGCGTTCCGAGAGCCACGGTTGCGACAGGTAGTCGCACACTTGTTGTTCGCGAGTCGTCAACCCTTCTAGCTGACTAATTTCCTCCTTAAAATGTGTTTCTATTTGTTTGTGAAATTCCAAGATATTATCCATCTTTACATCTAAACTAGGAATTTTTAATCAACAAAAATCTATTCTGGCGTTATAATAAATATATTATCAAAAAATGGCGCAATCGAATATCACTTCAGGATTTATTGATATTGCAACATTGGATGAGATCGAAAAGTACATGTACTCGGGACCCGATGCCATCGTTTACTTTGTCCGCTCCACCTTGAAATCGACTTGGTTCACTCAGATTCCCGTATTGTTGTCGCGCAACAACGGCAATGCCGGTTTCGGGCAAGAGTGGAGTGTCAGCGTCAGTCGCGCCGGTGACTACCTCATTCACGTGTGGCTTCGCGTCGTCGTTCCCGCCGTCACTCTCAAAATTACCAATAGCTTTGCCGCCAACGGTCGCCTTCGTTGGACCAAAAATTTCATGCACAATCTCATTCGAGAGACGAGCATTTCTTTCAACGATTTGTTTGCTCACACCATCCACAATTATCATTTGGATGCCTATTCTCAGTTCACTGTCGAAGCTAGTAAACGCGCCGCTTACGATCAAATGATTGGCAACATTGGCGACATGATCGATCCTCACGGTCCAGGAGACACTATTCCTAGTCAAACGCTCAATCTCGTTTTACCCTTCTTTTTCACTCGCGATGTTGGCGTCTCTCTACCCACCGCTGCCATCCCTTACAACGAGATGCACATTAATTTCCAGTTCCGCGACTGGAAAGAATTGCTCATTTTGGACAATGCAGCCGCCGCCGGAGCTCAAGTCAACGTGCCTGTTGTCGGTGTCGATATCGATGCCGCTCCCGTCTTGGAAAGCGTTCAAGTATGGGCCAACTACGCCATCGTCAGCAACAAGGAACGTATTCTGATGGGTAAATCTCAACGTACCATTTTGATTGAACAAGTTCAAATCGCTCCTCGTCAATCGTTCAATCCCAAAGCCAATCCAGTTCCTAGCTACGACGTTCGTTTCAATCACGCCGTCAAAGCCCTCTTTTTCCAGGTTCGCAATTCCACATTTGCCAATCAGTGGTCCAATTACACGACTGCCTCTCCCGTCGTCACTCCAACTACTACAGCTATCGATTACGAAAGCCGCTACGCTCGCGATCCCATCAAGCACACGACGCTCATCTACGAGAATTCCAATCGTTTTTCCAACATGGGTAGCGATTATTTCAGTCTAGTCAATCCCTACTATCACGCTCCAGCTTGTCCCACCGACACTGGCTACCATTTGTATTCGTATTCGTTGAAATTCAACGATCTCGATCCCATGGGCAGTACCAATTACGGTAAATTGTCCAACGTCAGCTTGGTGCCAGCTGCTAGCGATGACGCCATCATAGCCAGTAACGGCACAGGCCCCGTCTTGTCGGGCACCAATTTCGGTCAGACGTTCGAATTTATAGTCACCGTCATCGTCAACAATATTATCCGCATTGCCGGCGGTACAATGGGTTTCCCTGTTTTGTAAATTGAGAGTTTAAAAAGTGAGCTTGTACTAAGAAATTATTATATTATTATAATGAGTCTAAGATTGAAAAAAGAAAGATGGCAACCGGACCCGTTTGTGCCGCCTTTGACGTTGGAAGAAACGCGAGCCGCTTGCGCCGCATTGCACATTGTCGACTACCCGCAGGTGGAACGCGCCGTTCAAGATCCACCCATCGAAGGTCAAAAGTATGCTCTTTTTAGTTTTTTCCCAGCCGCTCCCGGCGGCATCAACAAGTACAACGTGTTGGCTTTCGCCAAAATTAGAGGCGTCTACGCCACCGAAGAAGAAGCGGCTACGGCTGCCAGAAAAATCATCAGAAAAACAGACAGTTGCAACAAGATTCACACCGTCGTCGTCGGTCGTCCTTTCCCCATCTGTGAAGCCATCATGGGTAAAGTCGTCGATAAGGTTGTTCTCGATGACGACTATCAACAGGCCGAAAAAGAGATGCGAAAACGCGCCGAGGCCAGCGAACAGGACACGACTCGAGAACTTCAAGATCGAACCAAAGCGCTACTGGACGACGTTGACGAAACCAAAGCCAAAGATCCCGTTGAAACGTACATTGTCAAACGCAACAAAATGGCCACCATCGCCGCTCTGTACACTCAACACTTGGAGCAAATCGAAAAATTTAAAACGATCATGATTAAAACTCATGGTGAAATTATCGAGTTGGAAACGCCTGAAATTCTCGCTTGCTACCAACAAGTTTACGACGCCAAATGTCAAGAATCAGGCATTGTCCCCGACGCCGTTATACAATCCTATTTTAAAACGATACCATCCTTTGATTTTTTAAATAATAAATGTTAGAAAGAAGTCAAATCATCGCCATAATAATAATTATGATTGTGACTCCTTGGCTCATGTGGATGACGATCCCTTTTGGTAGAGATGGCGGCAGTAGTCCGTCTCCAGGTGGTGGTGGTGGTGGCGGCGGAAGTCCTACTCCCGGTGGTGGTGGTGGTGGTGGCGGGGGTACCACTCCTCCGAAACCGGGTCCGACCCCGAACGGCGCGTTCCCCACGTCGCAAGAAATCATGTTTAAATCCAAAGAGGAATGTCAGACGAAAGGCGGTGTCTTGAACTGGGTCGGCGATTCGGTTTTGTTGACGTGCAACAATATCGTCCGTTTTGGACAGCCCGAATCGCCCATTTTCAATGAATTGGATCAAGTCAAAGCGGCTATCGCTTCGGGCGCTTTGAAACCGGCTACGGAAAAAGATCGATTGGTCGAATACTTTAAACTCGTCTATCCCAATTCACCGGCGACATCGTGGTCGTCGATGAGCGAAGCCGATCTCGTCGGTCGCTACCAAAAATTGGAAATCTACTACAAAATGCCTCCGGAAATTCAACCAGCCACGCCCATTACACCTCGTCGCGATGTGACGAATCAGTTTTTCCGCGTACCCAACGGCGTGACTCTCGATCAAGACGCCAATGTTTTGGGTCAAGTTGGACCCTATTTGGAAGTCATTCGTTTCGGACCCATGTACTCGTTTTTCGCCGACCCGACTCTTTTTGTCGGCACCTATTACTATCCCGTTCGCGGTTCGGGACTCTACTTGCCGTTGGGTAAAACCTTGGTGGCCTACAACAAAGTGCACGCCATGAAACTGTTGGGTGCCGCCAACGACCAAATCGTTTTGTACGGCGGTCGTGATTTCCAGTCGTTTTTGCGTCGCGATTCGGAATCGGCTGAATTTACAGCCGATGCTTTTGTCAGCGTGTGCGCCGTCAACAAACGAGCGACCAGCAACAATCCCGGTTGCGATAAAATCTTCAACTATTTTGCCAACACTATTCGCTACAAAGCCAAAGCTCTCGATCGACTCGTCGGCGAAATGGCCGCCGGTAAATCTCTGAGGTACGACACTCGAGCCGTCAACGGTGTCACTAAAAAGACGTTGGTCTACTACGGTTGCGGCGACACGGGCGATAAATTTCTGGCTCAATTGGCTCGCAATCGCGGCTACAATACGTTGCAATTTTTGCGCGAAGCTCAAATGGAATTGGACGGAGACGCCATCGTCGGCTATGAACTGTTGCATCTCGTCGAAAATGCCTACAGTCAAACGGCCCTCATGCGACTCGATCCCATGCGTATGCCATTGTACATGCCCGAGGGAACGACTCCGGCCATTCCACCAAACTATCTATTGACTAAAGATGTTATGAGCGTCGACGTGAAGGCCGTCATCAATTCAGAATTTAAACCGTTTAATCAAAAAGTCTTTGACATTGATCTCATTGTACAAGAACGAAATTCGAGAGCTCCAGCACCTCCGCCAAATCCAAATCCAGCACCTCCGCCAAATCCAAATCCAGCACCTCCGCCAAATCCAAATCCAGCTCCAGCTCCAGCTCCAGCTCCAAATCCAGCTCCAGTAGTCGTGGGCGCTTCTTGGGGTCGTCGTTATTAAAAAATTTCAAAAATATATAATGTGTTTTTGAAATTTAATCCGAAGAGTCTTCCGTATCCGAAGCCAAAACGCTAGTGATTTTACTAAACATCAGAGGAATGTCTCGCATGCCGTCGTCGGTCACGGTTGTCGACGACGTCGTGATGGTGGTCGAGGCGGCGGTCGTCGATCGTTGCTCTTTCAATTTCTTTTGGTGTTTGCTGCATTTCGTCGTGTTTCCGGAATTCTTTTGACCGCACTGTTGCCCGATACGTTGACCTTTGGTGAACGTGTGAGTGCACTTGTTGTCGTCGTTGACTAAAGTCGCTACAGTATCAGGGTCACTGCCATTCCACAACGTTCGCAGTTCCAATTCGTTCAGAGAATACCTGACAGATATTCTATCTATAAATGCGTCCACTGTATTTTGTTGTGCTTTAACCAAGTCATTGAGTAGTTCTAAAATGGTACTGACTAAATTTTCCGACATGGTGAACGTTTGATGCAACTTTCAAAACACGAGCGTTCGTCACCGTTTCAATTCCACGACTACTTGGCATTGTCAGCAACACAGCTTAAATAACCCACAATGGGTTTCTTTTTAGTTCCATGCGCTGGGCATCGTTTCAATGTCGAGACTGATTTACCTTTTTTTATTTCAGGTAAATGTAGAATAAATTATGAACAATTATCTGACGTATTCTCAGCTTCAGGGAAATCAACCTCTGAACAATAAAAGTATGGATAAAACCTCTCATTACGAAAAAGAAAAACCACCTCGTGACTACCCGCACGCTCACGGTCAACCGTTGACGCAAATGCCCCAGTTTTCCGATGTTCTCGCCCACTCACCGGCCAGACAATCGCATTCCATCATGGCGAAAGAAGTAGTTCCTCTGCATCCCGCTCATCCTGCAGCGCAACCCGTCAAACACACGGCCGTCGATAAAATCGTGCGGCAACATCGCAGCGACAACGACCACGGCGGCGAAGATTGTCCCATTTTCAGTCTCTACAAAACCGATTTGCAATTCAACAAGTACATTGCCGCCACGGTCGCTGCTGCTGCTCATCAAAATGTCTTTCCCGTCGAATTCGATTGGCGTCATCACGTGTCTCTTCCCGTCGCCCGTCATCAGGGAACGTGTGCCAACAATTTCGCCGTCACCGTCGTCTCGACTCTGCAAGATCGACGCATCGTTCACGGCGAACCCGCGTTCGACTACACACCTTGCATGAAATGTCACTCGGCCGAAGGTAATGCCGCGCAACTTGTCAGTCAATTGTCGTCGTCGACCACGCCGCGTTGCTCGTGTCTCTCTAAAATTCAAGCCACCGTCGACAATGTGCGCTGGCTGACGGACATTGACGCCATCAAACAAGCGATCGTCACTCAAGGACCCGTCATAGCCGGTATGTTGGTCTACTCCAATTTCTTGTCGGGTCATTTCGGTGAACACGGCATCTATCTCGATCGTGTCGTCACTCATCATCCGCACACCAAATTCGCGTCTCCCGCGTCTCTCGTCGGCGCCATCACGGTCGTCATCGTCGGTTGGGGTGTCGCCGCCGACGTGCAAACCAGTTCTTTCACCTACGAATCGGTTCCCTACTGGATTTGTCGCAACACTTGGGGCCCGCAATGGGGACCGAACGATGGCTACTTTAAAATCGCGACGCATCGTCACAATAAACATGTGCAACTCGAACGACCCTTTCATTACAAGCAAGCCCAGTGCGGTGGAGTGATCACGTTCGATTTACGTCCCCTAGCCAAAGAGTCGGCTTGGTCCACTTACGGCATTCCTATAGCTGTCGCCGTCCTACTTGTCGTAATGCTTTACGGAGTTAAATTGAAACTTAAAAGCGTGCGCAGAAGGTAAAAACGAAAACGAAATGTTTTGTCTATTTGAAAATTATTTATCGTCAAAAGATCGAGACGTTCAACCAGTCGACCATGTCGACGTTGAATGTCAGCACGTCTACTTTGAAAATAATGACGGGACATTTTGCAATCGTTGTCGTCAACAAATGACGTGTCAAAACACCAACCAGGACCAAATTCAACAAAAGGCCAACATTGGCATTCGTAAAGAAATGGAATTTTTAAATCTCAGTCCGGAAATTGTCGAAATGACCAACAAGTACTTTATCATGGCCTGTAATCAACGTATTCATCGCGGAAACTACCGAAAAGCCATCATTTGCGCGTCGCTCTTTCACGTCTTGATGCTGAAAAAATGTCCTCAAAGTTACGACACGGTCATCAGGTGGTTTGGCTTGACCAATCATTTCGCCAATAAAGGCTTCAATTTAGTCAAACTAAAAATACCCGAATTGTGCTACCTGCGCGAGTCGTACTCGGACACGGCCGACATGATTTTCAAACACATCGGTCTCGAAAGGGACGAGACCTTTTTGAAATTCATCAATCGTCCCGATATTATGGCTTTTATTCGTACGAAAATCAATCGACGCATGTACATGATTGTCGCCGCTTTTGTTTTCATTTACATTCGCCGGCAATACAATCCCTCTATTGTTCTCGTGGATTTCTGTACCAAATTGGAATTGTCACCCACCGTTGTCGAACGCATTCTGAAATCTATTCCCCAAGAAATACATTTCTAAAAAAGTGTGAAAATTTTTTAGAAATATTTGATTTCATCTACATAAAGCTATTTGAGAGAGACTGCGCGCGCTCATCATGTCTCAAGCCAGGTACGATCAATGTGAACGCTTGTTGCGCACAGACGTTCACAAATTTGCTCTCGCTCTCATGGTGGACTACTCGTTTCAAAATACCATCGACTGGCCGAATCTTTTTAAACAGCTACCGCTTCACATCTCGTTCCCCGTGCACGTGCCCGAAAGCTTTAAATTGAAACTCGTCGAATCGCTGGTTGATTGGAAAAAAATGAGCCGCGAACCCGAACTCGCCACCGATATCATCGATATTTACGGTCACCGGTTGGACTGGTCGCTCATTTTACAGCATCGTTGCATCCCTCTACCCGCCGCCATCGTCGCCAAATATCAATCTAAATTCGATCGAGCCATTTGTCAGCTGTTGAACGATATTATTTAGAGATTTCCTACCACATCTTGACTCTCTTCAATCACGTATCCATATTTCTCTTTCAAAAGATCTGGATTCGTTTCTTTGACGGCCTTCCATCTTTTGCCTAGCTCTCGTCTGACGTCGGACGCGTTCATGTCGGGATGATCCTTTTTGATGGCGCGTCGTTCGTCGGTACAAAACAAATTATAAATACTCGGTCGGGCGTTCTTTTTCGGTCGCACTTTACTCTCCAAATACTTGTTGTAGCGCTCCCTGTCGACCATAGCCTTGTCGATAAACGGTTGTTTCTCCTGGTCGCTCAAATTGCGCCACGACTCTCCGAAAAGAATCATGACCTTGTTGGGTTTGATGCCGGGATTGGTTTCCAAAATCTCGCGACGTTTCGACTCGCAAAAAAAGAGGTAAGCGCTAATGTTTCGCTGAGGTCCCTGGACGACTTCTCTCTGTTTCAAGCCCAACATCAATCCCACGCGTTTCTGAGTCTCGCCGCTGTGCCATTTCTCGATCAGGTCCACGTTGCCAAACAAAAAGTCGTCCGACATGAATTGATTGATAGCATTAAGGATGGATAATTTGGATTTCGAAATCATGGTAATGGTTTTCTTAATGATGGACTACTTTTAACTAAATTAAACTGTGAGGAGAGAATAAAAAATCATGTTGACACCGGCTATTTGTCAAGATTTGGTAATGAAAACGAGTGACGCGTGCGGGTGCGGTCCCTTGGACGGCTGTCAACATCCGCGACACCAGCGACCCTACAAAATGCACGAATGGATGACGCGCGTACAGGCCATGAACAATTTGACCAACAAGCAGGGACGAGTGTACACGGCTACTGTCCGTCACGACGACGTCGATCATCGCGTCGTTCTCAAGCATTTCAACAAGCCGGCACTGTTTGATCACGCCCGACGCGAGTACGTGGCCGGACAGCACCTCAACGCTCTCAACGTGCCCATGTTTGTCGAAACGTACGCCTCGTTTCATCGCAATTCAGGACCCTACAACTTGACGCGTTTCGTCGACGGTGAAACCTTCAAATCGGCCATGTCGAAAATGTCGCGTCAAAAATTCATCACGCTCACCATGCAAATGTGCGTCGCGCTTGAAATGGCTCAATCGGCCTTCCGTTTCGGGCACTACGATTTACATTTGGAAAACGTCTTGATTCATTTTTCTAGTAAAAAAACGCAAATTCTTTTCGATCAATATCACGTGTCTTTTTCCAATTGTTTCAATCCCGTCATTATCGATTTTGGCATGTCGTGCGGCAGCGATAGCGTCACCGGTGAAACGTGGGGCATGCGACAGCTCGAAAAGAAAGGCATCTACGAACATTTGCGTCCCGGCTACGACATGTTTGTCTTTTTTCTCTACTGTCACCAAGAGCCGGGTAAATTCGCCTTCTTTGACATTGTCGTCAAGGTGCTGGAGAGTTTTTACAAACACGACGTCGATCAGCCGCGTCAGTATTTGCAAACGTTGCGACGCGGAGCCGACAGTAAAACACCCAAACAGCTCTTTGAATTTCTCGTCCAATTCTCGACGCACGTCATAGTCAAACCTCGACGCGTCTACACGCTAGGCGCCATCCAACCTCCGCCACCAGATGCCGTCATTGACACGTACGTCGACAGCGTCTTTTATCAGCAGTTACCGTCGGCAGAGTTGACACCTCAATCGGACGCCATGGCTTTTCGCTCGAGTAAATCCGTGGAATTCAAAATCAACATGTATTACAAGATTTGCCAAACGTCGCTGACGTCGTCCTACGAAAAATGGATCAAGATATTTGAGCGCGAAGTCAAGAAATACTGGAAAGAAAAAGACGCTCAAGAAGCTCGAAAAAGAATTAAATGGCAATTACCTGTTTCAGAAATTGCCAATGCGTCTTGAACGTGGACTATAAGGACACGGCCGATTTCTACGAAGATGACGACAAACCCAAACAGTGTGCCGGCGTTTGCGTCGTCAGTCGTCGCGGTATTTTAATCAATCAATCGTACAATCTCTACTGGGGTATTCCGAAAGGCATCGTCAACGAAAGCGAATCGTTGCGCGAGTGCGCCGTTCGTGAACTTTTCGAAGAGACCAACCTCAAGTTGGATAAGAGTCAACTGACGCGCAACATGTTCAAATTCAAGTACAAAAACATTAGCCGTCAAGTGTGCGTGTTTTTCGCTCACGTTGACGCCGTTGACGTTTTACCTAGGATAAATACGGGAAACGATGCCGAATCTACCGGCTGCGGTTTCATTCATCCCAAATGTCTCCTCGAATTATTTTATTCTGGAAAAATTAAGATTAATTATTTCACTAGGGTTCTCATTAATAAAATCTTTTTATGACATGAGAAAAAAGCCGACATCCTGGTGGCGAAACATTGGCAAAGGTCGTTTGTTTCTCATTGCCTTTGTCACGCTGTGCGTGTACGCCATTTTCAGACGTGCCCGCGGCGTTCGCGGCACTAGCGACCCCCATTTGCTCGGCAGCGATTGGCGCCAACGTTTTCCTCACGCTTTCAGACCAGTAGACACGTCCATTAGTACTTCAACCGCGCCGGCCGACAGTCGCGGTGAATTGGCTTGCCGACGTCACTTGGAGGAGCGCTTCAATCGACCCTTTCCCAAAAAGCGTCCCACTTTTTTGCGCAATCCCGTCACTAAAGTCGATCTCGAATTGGACTGCTACAACGCTGAGCTGGCTCTCGCCGTAGAATATCAAGGTAAACAGCATTACCACTACGTGCCTCATTTTCACTCGTCGCGTGACGCTTTTCTCAATCAAAAGTATAGGGATCAAATTAAAAGAGATTTGTGTTTGAAAAACAATATTGTTTTGATTGAAGTTCCCTATACAGTCATTGATATTGAATCGTTTTTGGATTTGAAACTGAAAGAGCATGGATACATCTAAACCGTCACACGTCAGACAATTATTTCCAGTAGATTCTTTGCCTCTGACGCCTTCACCTTCGCCGCCGCGTCGAAAAATCGCCGTCGCCGTTCGTCGTCGCTTTCTTACCCCCCATCCCCCGGTTCCTCTGCATCAGCTCATGTCGGAAATGTCTCTCGTCGGATCATCGGAACGTAAACGCAAGCAAACGTCGCCTCGTAAATTCACCGTCGGTCCCAAACGCAAAGCGCCATCGTCGGGAGTGGACCGATCGCCGCCACTTTCAGAACCTGTACAAAAATCTAAGAAAAAATCTCAACGTCCAGATTTGGTTCATCCTCACCATCAGACTAAACTTTTGGTTCCATTTGTGGTCAAAGCCGGTGATCGATTGATTAAGAATCTTTTCCCTTCTCAGACCATCACTATGCAAAAGAACGAGTACGGACTGTACGTGTACGAGGGTTTCGTTTTGGATAAGAAATCCGTGGTTGGTAAATATCTGGGTGATGGTCAAGTTACGCCTTTGACTGACGAAGATTTTGAAAAGGCCAAAGAATTAAAAATTATAATATAAATGTCTCAGTTATATCAGTGTATTAAACAAGCCTCGATAAAATACATGGATGTCGACCCGAGAGAAATGCGAGCCTTCATTTTGAAATGTAACAAAACATTAGACATGCAATGTATCATGATGGAAATTGTGGACCATTTTGTCGACGAAACGGCGACCAAAGTCGGTGCCGTTCGTTGCGATGAAGACGACTACATCAACATGGTTCTCGACTTGGAAACGATTCCTTTTAAATTGATGGTCTTGTTTTACACTTTCCTGTCGTTTCACGCCAACAGTGTGGCCGTCGATCGACAGCGATTGGGACATTGAATAAAATTTCAAAGATGTTAAAATTTTTGAAATTTAACCGACAGCCACTGATGTGCCGCCGGCCACTGGTACTTCTACTGGTGCCGTGTTACACTTTTCCATGTGGCTAATAATGATGCTCTCGTCTAGACTTGTCGTCATTCCCACATTGCTAAAGTGTACGTTCTTATCGTTTTTCAGCATATTTTTCAGTTCTTTGCAAACGTTAATGTTCAAACAGTCGTTTTCGTAAATAGTCTTACACAACGAATATTTGGAGGCGAGTTTGGATTTGCGGCTGTTGACGTAGTTTGATTTGCCGCGGACAATTATATATTGATCGTCTTCGATTTTGACGAGTGAAATTTTTTCGTAACACGTTCGTTTCATGATCTTTTTGGAGATTTCCAATGGCTGGTGCTGAAATATGCAGCCGCCACTGTCGGCGATCGTGTCGAAATAGTTTTTCACGACGAGACAAAAATCGCGACACACGCGTTCGACGATCGTCTCGTTGATGCCACTCACAATAACTTTTCCCGATTGAAAAACGAGAAAAGTGATGTAATAGTCTTTGCGTTCATCTAGACCCAATTTTTTACTGCTGACGCAATCTTTGTAAGGCACGTGCTCTACAAAGCTGACTTCGTCAAAGAAGCTGACGTTACGGTGCATGACCTCGGTCGTTCCGACGTTGTACTTGCACGTGAACGTGCCGGATGTTTGTGAATTGAAGCACGTGTAGTTATTATAGTGAGGAGCTATCGTTTGGAAAAAAGTCATTAGACTGTCGGGTTCAATAGGACGATTAAGGTCAAGGACAAAATTACTCATAACTTCGTAAATATAAATTTCGCAAGTATCATTTTCGTACATTTTGGGATACAATAGTTTAAGTAAAGAGATAACATACTGAATGGCTTCGTAAGCGCACTGAAGGGTAATATTGCCTGTGAATTGAAAGGAACCGTTTTTACAAATTTTCATGGAAATTTGCTTGTTGAAACTGAGAAGGTAGAGGTCGCAAGTGAAGGCGTTTTTGAAACCCGTCCGCAATTGGATGATGCTGTTAACCTTTTTGTCGTTGAAGATGTATTTGGAAAACAATTCCATACATTCTACAATGTTCAATTTTATTTCTTTACCGCTGGCAAATCTAGTCTTTCCCACCATTGTTCTTGTGGTGCAAAAGAAGGAACCGTTGTCGTAAGATGAAGGCATCATGGTGGTATTGGTTACGGCGGAACACATATTAACTTAGACATAAAGAAAGAATGTGTAAGATATCAACTTGCTTTTAATCAGAGGATATTTTTTTTAAAATCGGTATAACTCTTGAGAACGATTTCGTACTCGGCTTGGGTGACGATGCCGTCGGTGAGCACGTTGTCGACGACGTGATCGAGATGCGACAGTGTCGCTTGCGATCTGGCGACTATACTGGCGTATCGCGTCTGTTTATTTTTGTTGCGTTCTTCGGCGAGATCGCAGCAACTCGTCACCGCTAGTCCGCCAATAGCCAAGGGTACGGTGACGCCTACTGAAATGGGGAAGATGACGGCCGTAGCCACTAGGGGAATGGCGCACACGTTGACGAGCGAACGTATCGATTCGTTAAAGTTAGCCCAGCCTTTTTGTCTGCCCAATTTCTTTTCGTATTTGGCGAAGGTGTCGCGTACATCTTTTCGAGTTTCTTCCACCTTTACTATGCGTTTTCTGTTCAATTCCGACAGGTCGTTGACGTATTCGAATGGAAAATTGTGACGAGGCGGCGCCGTGGCGATATCGACCGCGACTTCCTTCATTTATTATATGATATACACGCATACAGATACACACAAATTACTGAATTTTTTTATTTTGGCTTAATGGAGCAAACACCGTCTTGACAGAAAAAATCGGGTTGTAAGGCCGGATGTTTGTACAAGGGTTTTCGTTTTTTGTTCTTTTTCGCCTGTTGTGCGGCTAAAGGTTTTTCCACTGTGGTGGTCACAACTTCATCTTCATTGTCGTGGGTAAATTGTCGAATTTCCTCGTCAATGGCGTCGGCTTCGCGTTTCAAGGCGTCAGGTAGACCCGTGACGTCGCGTGTGTCCGGTAGACTACTCGACAACTCAGGTAGGTCGCGTTGTTCATCGTCGGCCACGGCATCGGCCAATTGTGAAACAATGTCCTCTGGTTCATTGACCTCTTCTACTACTGCCGGCAGTGGTTCTGGAAGCGGTGCTGTTACTGCCGGTGGATCGTCAAAAATTTCTGTAATTTTCGACGTCCGCGGCAGTGGCGACGTCCCGGCCAACGCTTCGGCTTGTCTGGACCACAAAGCCGCTAGTAATACTTCTGGAGGCACCATGGGCGGCGGCGGCGATGCTGGGCGAGGTGGAGTTGGTCGTGCAGCAGCTGCAGGCATGGGTTTTGGTG